GATTAAGAATTGATGATGCTAGACTTTTCATTGCATCGCTTGCGGTCATTGTGCCAGTTAACAAGCCACTAATCGCGCCAGTTGATGCGCTTGCGAATGCGTCAAGAGCGTCAAGCGTGAACTGATTTACCTCGCTCTGCTTAGCTCATGATTCGAGCATTAGCGCGTCTTTTGCTGTCGTGTATTCTTGATCGATTGCAAGTTTTGCAGCACTAGATTCTGCGGCAACGTCTACGCCGATCTGCGACATTTCCGTCTCGTACTGCAGCACGAGAGCCATCTTGCTATCGTATTCATCTTTAAGCGAAGTTAGTGGATCGAACCCGCGAACGTTGGCTTTAAGATCGGCTCGCGCCTGCTCTGCGTCCATCTGACGACCAACAGCTTCGTTTTCTAGCGCCGCTTGATCTTCTCGATACTTTCTATCGTTTTCGATGTCGTCAGCGCGTTGTTTTTCTTTCCACTTCTGCCAGTCCTCTGCGGCTCGTTTAGCCTCCTCGATTGCCTGCTTGTCGCCTTTTGTGTCAACCACCGACGATATTGCTGTTTTTGGCTTCTCCGGCTTATCTGCTACCGGCTTCTTAGCTTGCGCCTCAAGCTCAGCGTTCACCTTGAGCATTGCTTTCTTTTTATCTGTTAGCTCAGTGATTGCTGCTGCGTTTTTCGTAGCCTCTACTGTTGCTGTAATCTCGCCAGTTGACGTGCCCATTACGCCGCCAACCTTCCCCGCCTTATCCTTTACTTTCGCATCAAGTGTCTTCTGCTTGGCAATCAATTCATCCATTTGCAGGTTTATTTCTGCAAGCGTATTCGCCCTTGCTGCTGCATTCAACGACCTAAAACTTTTTTCTACTTTGGCAATGGCGTCGGCATAGTCTCGCGCTTTTTGCTCCTTCATTGATTTATCGACTTCATAAATCGCAACAGCGGCAAGCATGGCAACACCAAGAGGCCCACCCAAAAACGCCATTGCGTTTCGTAGTGCTGTCATTGATATGGTAAGAAGATTTGACGCAAGCGTTGCGCGTGTTGCTGCTGCTGCTTTCATGCCAAGCGCAGCGCCCAAGCCAGTAACCGCAGGCGTAGCCATTAGCGCAGCGCGAGCCGCAGCGACAGTGGATGATACGTAGCCAATCATCGCCACAATCAGCCTGGAAGCCACTACAGCGCCAAGAGATAGCGCAGCAACTTCGATGCCAGTTAATACTGCCTCTAGTGCGCTACCCTGCTGCACCTTGCCAGTTAAAACAGCAGTAAACGCATCAGCAAGCACTCGCAAAGATGGGTTTAGCTTCTCGCCGATAGTGATTTGCATCAAAATAAACGATGCTTTCAGCTTGTCTAATGATCCTTGGAAGTTGTCGCTATTGATCTTTGCTTGATCGTATGCCGACTTAGTTCCGACCAACGAAGTGGACAATCCCGTTACCGCATCTTTTTGAGCAATCAGGGTTAATGCCGCGTTTACGTTTTCAACGCCAAACTTCTTTGTAAGCTCAGCAATGCTGTAGTTTTCTTTTGCAAGATTGTTAATTGCGCCAGATAGTCCGTTAATTGATGGGCGTAACTTTGTATTTGCGTCAGTCTCAAGCTTTAGCAAGATTGCTTTAAGTGCTGATCCAGCTTCTGAGCCAATGATTGCACCCTTTGCAAGCCCTTGAATTGCCGCGTTTGCGTCCGAGAATGACACGCCTACCGCGTTAGCTGTTGCGCCAGCGTTCTTTAGTGCCTCGGTAACTTGCGTAACTTCTGCCGTGCCTTGTTGTGCACCAGCAGCCATGATGTTGATAAACTCGCCCGCAGATTCCGCGCCAGCACCGAACTGATTAAGCGCAGCAGTGAGCGAAGCCGCAGCCTCTGGTGCGCCCATTGTTGCAGCCTTGGCTAGTACCAATACTTGCTCAGTTACTTCTTTCAGCGCCTCTTTGTTTTCCAGTAGCTCTGGTTTTGTTGAGCCGATAAGCTTCATGGCCTCGACAATATCAGTCGCCGACTTGCCGTATTTCAAGCCTAGGTCTTTTGCTGATTCGCTGATGAATGCTAAGTCTTTTCCAGTTGCACCAGTCAGCGCCGATATGTTAGAGATACTGACTTCAAACGATCGAGCTGCATCACTAGCTGCTTTGAATTGAGCAACAAGAGCGCCAGCGGCAAATATTGCCGCCATTTCTGCTGCCAAATCTTTTACAGTAAAGCCTAGTGATTCAAGAGTGCTATCCAACCTAGATATTTCTTTTTGTGCTCGTTTTGAGCCAGTAACAAGCTCAGATGTATTTAGCGATAAATCATAGTGGATTTCACCAACTGATTCGCTCATAATCCAGCCCCCGCAATTTTAGCCTTCAAGTCATTCTTGGCTTTGGTGTATTCTGATTCGGTCATATCGGCCTTTTTCTTACCTGGGTACTTCATATCAAATTGGCGCTGAAATTGCGTCATTGTGAGATTCCACGCATCAGTTGCGCTTAGTTTTAAGTGAACCATTGCCGCGTCCACGAATTCGCTCGCGTCGAAAGTGGTGCTATATTGGCCTTCTGCACTATTCTCGCTTGGCTTGGCTCGTCCTGCGATTCCGTCTTGCATCAGCGCTTTGGCAAACACAATTAGATCGTCATCGGGAATAGCGCCATCTACGCGCTTCAAATCACTATCAAGCCAGCCTATAAGCTTGCTAGCGCCGTCCGAATTGTCGCCGCAACACGTCATAACTAGCATAGCAACACGCAGCGCCACGCGGCTGTGAAGCTCTGCGAACACATGGACAATCTCGGACGGGCTGCCAATCTTTGCAATATTTGCGAATGTTGGCGCGAATGTGTATTCGTCACCATTTGAATCAATAACACCGATATGCCCTATTTCAGTAAGCGCCATAAGTTACCCCTTGTTTTTCATATTATACATCAAATAAAAAAGCCCCAATTAAGGGGCTTCGATTGAGTCATGCAGAGATTAAAGCTCGATCAAGCGAACCTTGAGGCCAACCGCGCCGGACAGAGTGACTACGCCTTGCAAATACGCAGAGATCGTTGAAAGAGTGATTGCCTTCGTGCCTGTTGTTGCTGGCACTGCAATGGTTTTGCCTGCTGCTACGTTGATAGCGCCGACACTTGGCACGTTCACTGTAGTGCTTGCGTCACCATCGATTGTGAGCGACAAAGCGCCACCCGTGGTATTTTCCAGCAACAGGATTTGCACCTTGTTCGGCAGATAAACCAATGTGTCTGTAGCGGTTAAGATGGTGGAAGGAGCGTCAACGAAGTCAACGAGCGAGCTTAAAGCGATTGGTGTAATTAAAGCCATGATATGTCCTTAAATTAATGTAACTGTTACAGCGCCGTTTGATTCGGCAGAGATTGACCAAGTGCAAGCGCCATCATACGGGTCTTCTTCTGACCACTCAGTAACAATGAATGGGCCGGTGCGAACTTTGTTAGCTTTAGAGATACGCAACCAAACTTTGGCCGCGTTCGCTTTGATTAGCGGAATGCTGCACACTGCTGACGAAAATTCGTCCTGATTGTATGAATCTTCGGTATATGTCACACCGTCACCAGAAAACGACACCGACTTAAACGAAACTTGACTCGTTTTAGTGAAGTCCGGAGAGTCGTCTGCCGTGGTGTCGAAAGTCTCCCATTTGTCAGACAATGACTTAGACCGCATCATGCCCAATGTTTTCCAAACTAAAGAGCCTACAAGCGCCGTTTCCGGAGCGATTGCAAACTCTACCATTGTGTCGCGGCCTGCTAATGCACCCATGATATTTCCTTTTTATGAATAAAGCATTTCGATTGAAAGTTCCATTATTGGCCGCGCATCTGCTGACTTAAAAAGCGCGGGCTCACTGGCCTTCATTGTAAAAGTGCGCCCTGAGCTATGCTCGCCTGACCGCATCTTTTCAATTATACCATTTGCCGCCTCTAGTAAAGCAATACTTGATGAGTTGACAGCGCCGATCAGCGTTAGGCTATGGAATGGCGCACGAATCAGCTCACGCGCTGGCGATGTAACGGGCTTGATTACCATATACTTGTCGGTGGTTTTCGATGGCTCATATAACCCAAATTGCACAACAAAACCTTTTGATAGCTCATGCAGTGCTAAGTAATCCTTTAAATCCTGACTTGGTGAACTCATACGCCTAATTCCTTTTTAAACAGTGCGTCTATTAGTGGCCTTGCTTCCTCGAATCCTAGACGCAAGAATTCTTTCTTTGCTGTAGGTCGTCTGAACGTTTGCTTAACATTCGGGTCGTGTACGTAGCTGGCATATTCAGCACGATAGCCGTAACGCCCAACGATTGAGCTACCCTCTTGCGTAACTTGCCGATAAGCAGAATTAAGCAGCGTTGACGTATCGATTGGCGTAAACATGCTTGCATGACTACCGCCAAGGATAAGCGCCTTCTGTAACGTAGCTTCTACCTTGTTGATGCGGTTAGCCAGAAACTTGTCTAGGTTATTCGTGGATTTAATCGCCATTATGTAATCAGCGTGTAGTCGTCGGCGATCCCATCAAAAATATCTTGATCTCGAACTACCGATTTAATCGCGGATGCTTTCGCAAGCAATGGATCAGATACGGTCGAATGGTCGCCAATAGCGATAAAATCACCGATCTGCGCTTGCGAGTACTCAGTCCAAAAGTGCATCATCGACACGAAGTCGCTACCGTCCGAACTCGTCAGCCGCTTGGCTTCTGCTGAATAACTCACGGCGATGATTAGCGGATCGTGAAAAGTGTAGACCTTTGACCAGTCGTCATATCCGCTAACTCGCCAGATAGTCGCCTTGGCTGTATTCGCCCATTGTGCTGATGCTGACAAGTTACACCTCACTCAGAAAAAGATTTCTTTCTGCTTCTCTGCGGCGAGTTAGGCCGGATAATGTTTTACCATTGGCTTTATCCCATCGCAAAAACTGATTTGCTGCTTCGTTAAAATTTCCAGCGTTCAGCATCTTTAGGAGTGTCGAGCTTTTCAGCGCACCAAGTCCAAGGTTGTATGCAAAGCTGGTCAACGCATCAAGCTGGTTTTTTTTTAATTTAACGGTTACAAGGCTATTAACGCCCGATTTGAATCGTTCAATATCTTCATCTAGCCGCGCATCAGCATATGCCTGCGACCACTTCACGCCCTTCTTGATTCCAGCGCCAGTACTGCCCCATCCGATTGTCCATATTCCGGCGGGGCATTGGTATGCAGTGAGTTTGCATCCCTCGAATTGCTTGATTAGATTCATTCATCCACCCCCGTTACAACGAACACCATTGACTGACCGCTAGAGCCTGCCACAAGTTTAGCCGTGCAGCCCGATTTGTCCAAGCTCTGCAACTTGCTACGCATTGATTGCATTCCTTTGCCGTACTCAAAAGAACGACCCGCGCCGTTTGGTGCTGACTGAGACTTGATCTTGCGCACATCAGCAGCGGTCGCAATCAGTGTCGCGGAGTATAGCTGAATAAACATCATATCAGCCACGCTATATCCGGCACCATCTAAGCACGGCTGAACGCTGGCCACGCTATCAAGTGCCGCCTGCAGGATAAAATCAGGCAAATCGATGCCGAGTGAACCGCTGATAAATACTTTTAAGTCGCTGAGACTAACCATATAACCCCCTATTTGTTTTCACATTGTAACAAAAAACCCGCACTCGGCGGGTTATGTGGTGGTTAATTTGATTGTGGTCGTTGGATTTTCGAGTCTTTCCAATCGAACGTTCCGCGATCTAGCTTAATGCTAGAAATTTCGTAATACTCGCCATCCGTTTCCCAGTGCAGGTCATTACGGCGTGGCTCTGTAGCGAAAGCGAAGCCATGACCGCTTTCATCCCATGCGATCCACTGCACACCATCGGCAAATATCGACCAATCGACAGTTGGGTAGGTTACTGGTTCTTGTCTTGCTCGGTAATCGCAATACCCCCAATTCCAAAACGGCTCTGACCCTGTGTCACGCCAATCGCCGGAATTGCCAGACTTTCTATCTCTAACATCAATCTCCTTTCCATCAAGAAAATCCTGCATAACCGCGATTTTTTCCAGTGTTGCTTTCTGTGCTTCGTTCATTATTTATTCTCCTTGTTGAGTTGTGCGATTAGTGCGTCAGCATGAATAACAGCCCTCTCAGCAAATGACATTTTATGCCCCATTACGCCTGAAGCAATAAACCCCTGCATCGCCATGGCTGCGAAATACTCGCGCTTTGTTAGCCCGTAACCTGATAGTGGCGCATTATCCACAAAAGTAACTGCTTCTTTTTCGTTAGTCATTCCATTTCCCTTTAAGCAATAACACACTGAGTCACGCCATCAATCGACAGCTCAGCAGATAGTAAACACATCGTTAATTCGTCTGACTGGTATTTGGCGAGTAGACGACCGCATTTTGAATCGTAGATGTATAGCGTTTTCATTTTGCATCCTTGTCATTGGTTAGCGCCCAGACCAGCGCAGCAATCCATCCGATCACACTCCAGCCAAGCAAGATATTCAGCGCAGCAATCGCGCCAACGTTTGACCGTCCTTTGCTCGCAGCGATGATTGTCGGGAACATGTAGGCCATTAAGAACAACATAGGGATTACGATAGACATTTTATTACTCCGGTTTGTTGTTTCGTTTCGATGTCTCAAATATACGCACAGAATAAACGCAGCGCAAGTGTTATTTGTTTCTGTGCAGAAATGCGACACAGCAATATAAAACTATACAAATGCCTCTTGCATGTTAATATCGCATCTTTCTTGAACGCACTAAACGGACTATATATATATGAAACGCAATCTACTTTTTGTCGCTATGTTCTTGGCTTCTCCTATCTCTGTATATGCTGGCGAAGTTGAGCTTTACGAACGCAACGAATACTCAGGCCTAGAGCAGAGGCTACTTACTCATGCTGTGCATACATCAGAAAACAAAGCTTATGTGTCAGTCACTACAGCAGAAGGTGACTTCAAATACCTAGCGACCGACGTGGCCATGCAAGAGATTCACGCCAAGGCCGACCGCAACAGTGAGAATATTTCATTTGTTGACGGCAAGACTGAGTTATACAACAAACGCCAGCAGGAAGCGCAAGCAGCAGAATCGTTAGCACGATCCGATGGCGACAAGGCGCTAGAGGACAAGAAGCTGGATAAGATTGCATTTGATAAGCAGAAGGCGGCGCAATCAGCGTTAGATGGCACACAATCAGCCGCTATTGAATCGAATCGCATCACGGCAAGCAATGACACTAAGCGCGAGTCAGTGGCGCGTATTGACGCAGACAAGGCCATTATGACTGTGGTCGATACCAAGGCATCAACGCTCTACGTAAACAGCGAGAATGCGCGACAAGACGCAGCGCTAAAACAGACCAACGGGCGCGTGTCTAATGTTGAGCAGGGATTGAAATCTCTAGCAGCGCAAACAGGCCAGCTACGTAAACACAATGCCAAGGGTATCGCAGGCGTGGCAGCAATGAACGCCATCCCGCAAGCCATTGGCGTTGGCAAGCTGAATATCGGCCTTGGCGTTGGCAGCTTTGACAATGAATCAGTGATTGCGTTCGGCGCATCTGTTCGCGTCAATGAGAATCTATCATTCAAGGCATCTGCGAGCGTTTCTAGTGACTCAAGCGTATATAGTGTTGGTGCTGGCTACCAGTTCGATTAATCACAACTAGCAACGAATAAAGGAGGGCGAAAAAATGGAAGGCACTGGCGATTACATTGAAGGCTGGGACGGTGGTTAATATCAAGTAACTAACAACGAATCAGCCGCGCTTAACCGTGCGGCTTTTTTGTGTGTATCATTTCTACACAGAAACAAATAAATGTTGATTTGAATTTATTTTGTGCGTATATTGAACCTGTCGAAACAAACAAATAACGGAGTAAATATGCCATATCCATTTGATTTAAAGCGTGCGCTAGAGGGTGAGGCTGTTGTGACTTGGAGTGGTCGAGCTGTTCGCCGTGTATGGGTGGGCAATCATGGTTTGGTTGTTGCGGAATTTGTCATTAGCAAGCCAGGTGCAGAGATAATTACAACAATGACAAAACAATATGAGCCCGAGAGTTTTTTGCATGGTAAGTCGCATCATATTGGCGAAGACTTGATGATGAAATACCCAACCTCACAGCGTCCGGTGATTAAGAAGTTTGGCGAAATGTGGTCGTGCGAAGTTCCGTACTACAACGCAGGATTAGGCCACACTCAAGAAGAAGCATATAAAAACTTTTGCCGTCAGTTCGAGGAGTAATAGCATGGAAATCATCCTATATTGCATCGCATCGTGTGTTGTGACGTATCTAGCCATCAAGGTTATCCAAGGCGGATATGCGCTTGACGGTCAGCAGTGGGCAGCTGATTGCGTTGAAGCTGGAATGGGTAAAGAAGAAATTGAAGATTTGCTCTGGCAGAAAATGGGGAAAGATGAAAGCCCGTACTTTATCGCAGCAGCAAGCGTTGAAATTGACAAACTAACCGACTAAAACAAAATGACGACTACCGCAGAAAACCACCAGCTTTACCTAGCAAAACGCAACTTGGCGCAGATCAACGAACGCAGAGAGGAGTTGGACGACTTCATTAGCACAAAGCGATTTAACACGCATATCAGCCACTTAGCGCGTGTCTCGTACCGTAACATGGCAATGCTACACGCCGACCTAGCTCGTGAGACTGAGCGACTCATTCAACGAATTGAGTCATCCAAGTAACAACCAGCCGCGCCACATTTGAGCGCGGCTTTTTCTTGCGTATCGAGGGGAGTGGATATATAATTCGTTTTGTCGTGTGATGGCGATAAGAATGCTCAGGTTTATGTTTGTTGTGTTGGGTGCTTTTTGCCCTCCATCACCACAACGAACATAAAACCTGAGCTTTTTTTCGTCTATACGTCCGCAATTGCAGCGTTAAAATAGCCTAAATGGGCGTGGTGCAACTAATACATCGGCCTTCATTACCTGTGAAGCGTGCCGCGCAGCGTTGCTAGGGCGACTGCACAAGATTTGCGTATAAGTGGTGAGAACGGCGCAAATCGACAAGCCTAGACCTTTTGGTGATGTAGTTGAGTGATAGAGTCAATTCATTCAATGGCATAGGCGGGAAGCAATGGCTTTCACCCTTGTAGAGACTATAACCTGAATAAACGACGGAGGTGAGTATGGGAAAGCTTATTTATGGAGTTGGAATTAACGATGCTAATTACGCAGTTAGCCCTAGGGTAAATGGCAGGCCAGCAACATGTAGAATTTACGTACTATGGAACTCCATGCTGATGCGTTGCTATTCTGAAAAATACCACGCAAAAAAACCAACGTATATTGGGTGCTCTGTAGATAAAGAGTGGCATAGCTTTATGGCGTTTCACTCTTGGGCTGTAACCCAAGACAGGCTAGGGAAACAGCTTGATAAGGATATACTAATACAAGGGAGTAGGATCTACTCTCCAAAAAATTGCGTTTTTGTTGATGTTTCGGTAAATAATTTATTGCTAAATCATGCCTCAAAACAAGGGAAGCTCCCGATTGGCGTTAGTGTGTATGGTTATAAATATAGAGCTTACTGCAATTACAATGCAAAACAAATTCTTATTGGCAGTTACTCAACACCAGTGCAGGCTCATGCCGCTTGGCAATCATCCAAGGCAGATGTTATTGAGCGAACTGCAAACGAACAGACAGACGCTAGAGTAAAGGGCGCTCTTATGTTGCGTGTTAAGCAGTTGCGCGACGACATGGCTAATGGTCGAGAAACTATTAAGCTTTAGCCCCACATCATCAGAGGGTAGTTTGTCTAAATAAAAGGAAGCAACATGAAGTTACCAGTTAAAAAAGTAAATGGCGTAGAAACGATGTCATCACTCGACATGGTCAAATACATCAACTCAACACGCAAAGATGGTGATCCAGAATTACGGCATGATAATTTTATGGCTAAAGTTCCGGCCGTTCTTGGTGATGACGCTCCTAAATTTTTAGGAACGCAAACTTATGGCAATAACAACACCAGAAGCGTATACAACTTTCCAAAACGCGAAGCCAGCTTAATGGCCATGTCGTACAGCTACACCCTGCAGGCGCATGTATTCGACCGTTGGCAAGAGCTAGAACAGAAAGAAGCTGAACACCATCGTGAGCTAGTCAATCGCGCTATTTCACGCCTTGAGTTCAAGCCGATGAATGAAGCCCTAGAGGAGTCGCGCAAAGAGCTTGGCAAGGAGACGGCAGCTCACCACTACAGCAACGAGTCAGACATGATTAACCGTATCGTATTGGGCGCTACGTCGAAGCAATACCGCATTAACCACGGCATTGAGAAAGAGCCCATCCGCGACCACTTAAATGATGCTGAAATTGCCGCTATCATCGGCCTGCAACGTGCCAACATGATCTACATTCAGGACGGTATGGCGTTTGACGAGCGCAAGGCTAAACTAAACTCGCTTTACATGCGAAAGTTTAACGCTGCGATTGTTGAGCAGTTCGAGCGACTAGAGGCGTAAACGGTCGGACTTTTTTTCCGACCGTCACCCAACAAAAAGCCCACCGATTAAAGTGGGCTTTGTTTTGTTATAGTCCAGTTCCTTCTGCAAATGCCGTGCCGTTTCGCATGCAGAACCATCGCTTATCTGCAATTGACTTAACGAAGTTATACGTGCCGGACTCAGTTAGGCGAACGCTATCCACACCCAGCATTACGTCCACACGTTGACCGATAGCAAAGGCGTTATTGCCGTCGATGATCTGGAACGACTTAACAGCAGGATCAACATCTACCGTGACAGGTGGCGAGCTATCCGGCACTGTATGAATCAACACACTCGACATAGCGCTGTTTTTCATATCCCAGCTTGTCGCCACATCAATCGCCATATAACGAGCAGTAACGCCGTTTGCACCAAGGATCGGGCGTAAATCAAACAACTCACCAAGACCGCTGAAACTGGTTTTATTTGACCCTGCCGCCCATTGGTTAGGCCATTCTTTGGCGACATTGGCAAGATTGCCCGTGCCTGAGTTGTACAATGGGCTAAACGGAACGTTGGAGAAGCGGAAAGTAACGGCTCGCGGGCCGCTAGATACGCTTGGATAGCCAGTTCCGATGTTACCTTGATACTCCAAGCCAAGAATCTTTACCGCCTCTGCTAGATCGACAATGATGCGGAATGGCTTAACGTCCGCAGTGTTGCCGCTCCAACCGTTACCGTAAAAAGCCGGATTGCTGCCAAGCGGTGGATTGCGGAATACTGTTAGCGGGTTTCCGCCGTTATCGCCACTGCCGCCCGCTGTAATAGTTGACTTGTACTTGTACAGCGAGCCCACGGGAGTAGTCGCACCAACTGGCCCACCCTGAGCTTTGATTACGTATGCCGTGTTGTCACGATCTGCGCGGAAACTTGCTGATTTAACCTGCGCCACTAGCGGATTAGAAGTTCCGACGGCTTCGACAGCAAGTAATCGGGATGAAATGGCGGCAACATCAGCAGCCTTTGCTAAAAACTCAACATTCTTTAGCGCTCGCGGGCTGTCCGGTGCGGCCATGCAGTCAGCGCCAAAATACTTCTCGTTTAGCCACTCTTTATAACTCTCGCCAGTGGTAATGGTGCTGTCTTGATTGGCCCATACCAGGCTGGCTAACCGACCATCTTCTGAGTCGATAAAGTCGTCAACGCTTACGCCTTCAATTTCAACGCCGAACGATTGAGCGTATCGAGTGTAGCGGTCAGGGGTTACGCAGAACTCGCTAAGATACAGAGGCATATCTAGCACCGCGGTCACTGTTGAAAACGTAGACTCGTTTGTTACCGGATCAATCGTCATTTCTCGGACTGATAGCGATGAATTCCATTTGATATGCGAGGAATAGCCAAGAACAGACAGGCTAATGTCTAGGTTTGAAAAACCATATCCGCCAATGATTACGTCAGCGCCCGTAGATCCGCGCTGAATTGTTGGCGCTGTAACCATGCTATCAATGATAAACGCGTTTTTGTTGTCGAGAATTGCAAACCCATCTTCTGCAGTAAAGAAGCAGATACAAAATGGGCTGCCACTTGCTGACTTTGGCTTAATCGATGCGCGGGTTTTTGCTAATTTTACTTCGTTGCTGAACGTACCCATGTTACATACTCCCATCTAATTTGCATGACGTTTTGTGCGATGTTGAGTGAATCAGCATGCGCTCCGGCCCTTTGATGTCGCTAAATAGAACCATTCGCGTTCCATGAACTTGGTAGCGGCGGTGGTGAAATCGTCCGTCTATTTGAGTGTAAAGCGAAATATCAACAGTCCAAGGATTGTTTTCAACCATGTTGCACCAGTGGCCGTCACGATACCTAAATCCAAGAATGCCATGATTATGCTTGCCATTGGCATAAATACTATACCCGCGACCAGTGGTTGATGGCTTGTTGTTGTCTGGATCTGGCCAGTAAGATGTCATGTTGACGCGCATTTTGAATTCAGCTACTGAGCCTGCACGCTCCCAATGTGTGCCGTTTGATGTTATCCGAAGGCTGTCCATTTCTGGATCGATATGCAGCACAAGAAAATCATCGAGCGGGATTGAGTTGTGATAGCAGCCGTCAACCTTGACTTTGCCAGTTACCACTACGCCAGTGACAGCGTTTGCAGATGTGTTGGCGTTTTCGAGCTTCATGATGCGCTGCAGTGCGTTGTCAGCACCGTCCCACTTCTGATCTGTAAACACTGCGCCTACTGGCACATTAGTACCAACCATTGCTTTTGTTGCTAGACCGTCAATTGCAGTCGCTAGGCCAGACACTTGCGCCATTGGTACGTTGTCTGTTTTCTTTTGGAGCTTTTCTACCGTACTGTCGATTTCTCGCTTTTGATAGTAGCGATCATCGTGGTCGTGATTTGCCGAAAGCTTGTAAGCGTAAACCCATGCGCCATCCTTGTAGCTGTAAACATCACGAACACCATAAGCACCTACTAATACACCCTGCTCGCCAGCTACCATACCAGTTTGAGCAGCTTGAACTGATGCGCTAATCCACTCGTACTTAATACCCAAGCCAACATTAGCAGACAGCGCATTAAGATCGGCCTTTGTAGCCAATAGCGTCATACTCTCAGACAATCCGTCCACTAGCGGCATTGCAAGTTTGTTAATTGACGTGATCTTTTCTTGCTTTGTGTTGAGCGCTGCAATACTGGCCAATGATAGCGGCTTCTCTTCGTCGCTAGTGTTGTTTACCTTGGCAATCACCAATAGATCGCGCAAGTCACCCTTAGAGATCGCGCCGTAACCCGTTGCCCCCTTTGATAGCTTTAAATTGTCGCCATCACGGGATAGCGTAGTTGGTACGTCAGGCGTAAACGTCTGCCCGTTAATTGACAGAGTTGTTTCGTTTGATGATATCGCAAGGTTTACAGATGAAGCTACACCACCGGCACCATCGTAAATAGCCAAGTCCTTTAAATCTAAATTAATAGCCATATTGTGCATCCATTCAATTCTGCGCTTTGGACGGGCGCAGATAACCGTTAATTATCTATGTAAGTTCTAGTTGAAGACCCTAAATTAATTACATACTCAAAAAAATCAATACGAACCATAGGAACTGCAACCGTTCCGCTGTTTGATGCGCGTAGACCAGTCGCAGTTGTTGGCACTGTTCCTGTGTTTGATAGCGGCGCAGCCATAGTATGACTCAACAAAGAAACGCCAGTCTCCGAATACAGTACACCAGTAAATCCAGACGATGAAATGGTCATCCTCACCACGTACCAAGTTGACGGGGTAAAAGTATATGTAGAGCTGGATGAAACAGCAACCCCGTTGATGATGTTGGTAAACTTGCCTGATGTTCCGTTAATATCCAAGCAAGTTCGGTCTGTTCCTCCAGCAATAACAAATAAACCAACTTGTATATTTGTTAATGGATCAATTGTAGCAGGAGTCTTAAAGTAATAGGTAATCGTAGGGTTTGAACTAATCGGTATTGATGTTAAGACTGCTCCGTTCCATGCGTTCCCATTGGCAGTAGTTGAAGAAGTAAGCTCTAAAACTCCAATGCGACCTGACTCCGCAGCCTGCGCGAATGTCGAGCTGGTTGATGAGCTACCTAGGGGCGACGGCAACGAATTGCCCGTACCGAAACACTCCCATACAAACCTTGCATATTTTAAAGGATTGTAAAGATCTGGCATTTGTGAGGCCGATATCTGAGCCGTTCCGCCGCCGCCACCACCGCCACCACCACCACCGATTCCTGCTTCTCCGTATGGCATATTAATACCCCCAAAATTGAATTTTAACGTAACCAGCGCCAGTTATTCCGGCGAGAGTGGCGCGGCCTTTCTTCATCTTGCCGCCGATATATGGAGCGGTGTATGTTGATAGTCCGGCAGTAATCACGGTATTAGCTGCGATTACGGGGTTTGTGGCTGCAAGGTACGAGTTACCCATTGGAGAGCCTGCGACGGTCACAGTGCCAGCCGTAGGCGTAACAGGAACGGTACAAGCAGCATCAACAAAGAACTCTAGGAAAACTTGAAACTTGTCATGGTCCCCTCTGACCTCGCCAGTGTAGAAGGTATTGTCACTCACGGCGATGACCGAGCTTCCCGCGTTATTCAAAACATCATAAGTAATTCGCATATTTTGCCTTTATAAAAAAAGCCCGTCCGATTAGACAGGCTTAGTGTGATTATACCACCGCGCTGATTAAGCCTTGCGCTTTGGCTCTTCAGTTAAACCCATCGGCGTAGCAACTTCTAAAGCACCTTCTGGGATAGCGACAACGTGAGCAATAAGCGAGTCATGCAGGGTAGCGAACTCAACAACATCACCCTCTTTCACGTCAAAGTTCCACGGTTTAGTAACAAGAAATTTCATAATGTATTCCTTAAATAGCGAGGCCGAAGCCCCGCGTTAGATTAACCCAAGTTTGCGCCGTAGAACACGCCAGAACGACCGTTTGTGTCAGCTTTAATCTGCAAGCCCATTGCACCGTAGATCATGAAATTGTAGTTATCTACAGGCGTAGTGCGAGCGATAGGCACAACAGCAAGAGCAGCGCCAACCAATGGGGCAATGAATTCTTTATCGCGAACGTATGCGAAGAACTCGTTACCCGACAACTTGAACGTTTGGCGAATGTTTTTGATGCGGCCTGATGTGAAGCGCTCAACGTAATCTTTCAGCGTGCCTTCTTTAAAGCCGCCGGATGCAGAGTAGGCAACATTTAAACGAGTCATGATTTGCGGAGATACCCACAATACATCGACCGCGTTGACGTAATTGTCATCTAACTGCTTGATGAAGTCGCGTGTCCAGAACATAAAGATCGCGTCATTGGTTGTCGCATTGCCTACCAAGTCTACGTTGAAACCAGATGGGCCAACATTGATCTTCTTGGTGTTGCGGTGATTCTTGATGCCCTGACCAGTTTGACCATCAACTTTGATCGATGAATCGCCAGTTAGCATGTAATCAGCAACGTTAGACAATACAAACTTCATCTTGGATGATTGCGCGTCAGTAGCAATGTCGATGCCTTCGCTCAATTGGCCAGCGGTTTGACGAAAGTTTACACCATAGCCAGCAGTGAACGTTGGGATTGGATCGCTATCATACGCAACTTCGGTGTGATCGTGCGATGTTGGAATCTTGAAATCCATCGAGCGTTGCACGTCTTTCGCTACGTCAGTACCGATAGCGTAAGCGCGTGAGGTTTTGCCGATATTCAGCGGTACAGCTAAGCCCATCAAGTCGGTCAAGAACTCACGGCCTTGGTCGTTATCAAGAACGCCTTTAGTCGTGCGGTCAGTCTCGCGCCAGAAATCCAGACCAGCTTTACCCGCGTTACCCTGCAAAGCAAAGCCTTCTTCTGTCGCCTTCTGTTGCGGCAGCATGTACTCGCCAAAGTTCGCCACCATCATCTTCGCATTAGCTGCGTCGATCATACGGGCGTTTTTAACGAGATTAAACTGTGATTGGTGATTGGCGCTGAACTTATCGCCGCCTTGCAAGTGCTTAGGATCAAATACGATCATTGGGTGTTTCCTTTTGTTGGCCCCTCCGGAGAGGGGCTTATTGTCGATTAGGCGAAGCGAACGCGGACAAGTTGAGCCGAAGCCGGAGTAGTGAACACTTCTTGCGAGTAGGCGATAATCTCGTCAGTACCGATTACACCAATACGCAAAACACCTGCGCCGTTAGAGGTTAGTGGCGAGTCCATCACTAAAGCTGTCGATGCCGTCACTAACACCGCCAACTCGCGACCTGTTTCCGCGAACTCACCGATGCCAGTTGTCATGGATGCTACAGTAGTGTCGCATGTGCCGCCTTGCAATGTATCGGCATGCATGACGTAAATAAAGTCACCCTTTTTGCCTGTTGTGCTGTGGGTTGTGAAAAGACCGCCAGCAGAAAGCTTGACTAAAGAGCCCGGCATTATCGTAATCCCATTCAATGCTGTGCGTGATACGCCTTTGCCATCGATATTAATGCGATTGTAACGTGACATACTCGCTCCTTAAAATTGTTCAAAAGCAGGCATTGTTACAGCGCTGCTTGTTTGAGTGTTGGCGACCAATGGCGCGGCTTGTGCTGATAACGCTTTCAAGCGATCCATACCAAGTGACTTGAGTTCATCGACGGTCAACTGTGAGTTAGCCGCAAGCGTAGTTGCTACAGCGGTAAGCTCAGCATCTTTAGCAGCATTAGCAGCGATTTCTACTGCAGCCAATTTGCCGTTAGCTTCGATCAACTTGGCTTCAAGTGGTTTATTGATTAGCGAGTTATAAGCAGACATCAAGGCCGAGTCGTCTAGCCCTTCTGTTGCAATACCCGCCGCATTTAACGCGAACAGAATCTTTTCTTTCATCGTATCGACCTTGTGTTGTTTATTGGTAACTTCTGCATAATCTACTACACGTTCAACTTGAACCGTGCTAGACATCAATTGTACATCATCTTCACTAGAAATTGCATAGTCCTGCTTATAAAGCTTATCGCCATCACGATAGATAAAGTATTTATCATACACCTCGACGATATAACGATTACCATCCCAGCCGCCGATTGCTTCCTGTAACTTGTCACGAATATTGTCAAAGCTCAGGTCAGATGAATTGCCGAACAACGCCTTAACCCACTTCATTAGGCCAGCGCTGCGCTTATCTTCTGCTTCTTCTTCGTTCGTTAGGTACACTTTTTCGATTGGTTCAGTAGCGCCTTCTGAGTTCAGGAATAAGCCAACGCCTTCATCGGGCGTACCAGCACCAGCTTCATGCAGCAGGATAGCAACGTGGTCGTAAGTCATGCCAGACGCTTCCGCGTTGTACGATTTCCCCTTGCTCGTGCCGGTCTTGGTCATCTTTTTAAGCATAACGCCAGTAGATACGTGGATCGGCTCAATCGCATTGCCAGCGATAGCAGAATCAACGCGCTTCATTAGCTCTACGCCGTCAGGATGCGCCATTGCTTGGTTAACGTTGACGACTAGATCAACGAGTGAACGCTTACCATCGTGTCTAGCGTTTGTTACGACTACGCCCATGTAATCATTCAGCAAAGCACCACCTGTTGACGCTGATACGTAATTGCCTGCTTCGTCGCGTGGGTGGCCTGATGGGGCAGGAACTGAGTTGAGCGATAGGGTGGCGGCCTTTACTTCCTTGGCTGGGTACAAGATCCCATTCATCACGATATCGTCAACTACCGGCACAACATCGCGGATAGTGACACGATCACCTTTGCGCGTAATCTTCTTGGAATTAACCGCGCTTACAATTTGCAGTACTGGCATATATTTTCCTTTGTCCGAAATGGATAGCGCGATTATACCCTTAACGCGCTTACTTCATTAAGTATGCGATGGTTACAGCAACAAGAGCGCCTAAAGACGCTGCAAGAGCCGTTCGCACGTATAGGTCGTACGGGCTGTGACCGCTACTAATGTTTGTTAGCTTTGGCGCTTCTGGCCTGTTGCATCCACTGGCAAACCTAACAAGCGTGGTCATGCCCTCTAATTCAGCCACGGTCTTGGCTAAATTTACACGAGCCTCGACGGCCTTTGCACGAACCTCGTCCAGTCCGATGGCGTATTTTTCTGGATCGCTAAATTCTTCTCTTAATCCTCGCTCGTCTAGCGCCACCTTGAGCGCCTCAACCCTTACCATGGCCGCCGCATAGTCCTTGTCTAGCTGATCCTTTTCTATTGAAGCATAGCTAGCAGTATTCCACGTATCAACCTTCTCCTTCTTTGCGTTAAGAGTGCGCTTAAAACAAGCATCATCTTCGTCGTTCAAGTGCTTTACAAAATCTGAGTCAGACATGCCAGACCGCTTTGCTGCGCCGTATGATGGGTGAAGTCTTAGATATGGATTCATTTTATTCTCGTAGGTTCGTTAAAAATTAAAGCATACAGCACGTTCTGCATAGAAACAAGCCTAGCCTTCTTGCGCCTTCTCCCAAGTCTCACGCTCTTTGCTCATCGTCTCTTTGAGCCTGTCCGTCAACATTGGCTTACCGTCATCATCGAGCAGCACGGTTGTAACTGCGCAGTGGCAAGAATATCGATTTCCCCCCGTAGCATAGAACGCTTGCACTTCCTCAGCCGTATACACCTTGCCTGACCTTGCTGCATGGTTCGGCCTAGTCGTCGCCAAGAATGCTGATGTCCACAATAGTCCCGTCTTTATCCCATACTGCTTTTGGACTCTATTATCGCTTGCTAATGTAGTCTGTCTCAATGTGTCCGTTATATCGGTTTGAGCGTATTGCAATGCTTTACTTCGACTTACCTCCATCCGTCTTGATATGTCCCCTACTACCGACTTAGGGTTTTTCCCTGACGCAACAGCACTTGTGATTAGCTCCATTAAATCAGCTTTTGCTGATGTACTAATGTTAGTCCAATGCTCGTATGACTTAAACTGAGCCGTGGCAATCGCTGAGCTGTACGCCTCACTGTGGATGATTGTTGATAGCGTCTCTGATGACGCATAGACCGCGCTGAGTGCTGACAGGTTGGCGTACGACACCGCAGTTCCTTGCGCTACCGCAGCGGACGAATAGTCAGCATAGAAGAAGTCAGAGTACGTGCGGCCATCGACTAGCCACTGATCCAAGATAGCTTGAATGCGCTCACTCAGCGCTGTGCGATCTGCTGCGCTTAGTCCGTATGCTACTGCGTCAAACTCAGCGTTGATTGCGTATGTCGGGATAGCGTCGAACGCGGCAAGGACAGCTTTAGTCGCCCCCTTATGCCGCGCTTTGATGTCAGTGAACGCTTTAGACAGAATTCGATTGGCGCCCACTGGATCTGACTTACTCTTTGGAACGATTGGATTTTTTATCATTCTTCAATCACAGGTCGTTTAATGGTCATCGGCTCGTAACCAGCTACTAAGCGGATCTCCTCTTGCGAGAATGCGGCCTCGTTGCCGGCGTCGAACATTAGCTTATTGATAGCCACCATCTTCTGCGCTTTATCCAGCTTCTCCGTGTCGCTTGGCTCGCCCAAATCATCCCACTCGATGACGAATACACCTTGCGGCATGATGGCGGCTTTCTGCATCCGGCGCACGAACTCAGACAGCATCGGGTTAATCTCAAAGATGCGGCGCTGTGTGCAACGTGCCGCCATATCCTGCTTATCTTGATCGGATGCTAGGCGACCCGTCTGCTGGCCGAACAGAATCGTGAAAGGCACTTGAATCGACGCGGCAAACTCATTAGCGGGAACTGACCATGGACCGGTAGGATCGGCAATCTGTGACTGTAGTGTTGACACCTTACCCCCGCGCAGAATCATCGCTGCATCCTGATTGTTGTTCAGCGCCCGAACTTGCTCATTCATGATCTTCTTCATGCTGATTGGATTGCCTTCTTCGTCCTGCGTCGGCACGTCCATATCTTTATCAAGCTCAATCGTAACCGTGCGAGCTGAGTTTTTCAGGAATGACTCACCACTACCGCCCGATACCTTGGCCATATCGATCAGGCTATTGTAGCCAGCCTTGAGCGTAGGCGTTCGCTTGACTTCCTGTACTCGCGTCCAGTGGATCTTGTACGTCTCTTTTTCAATTTCACTATCAACCACTTTATTCGCGCTGTACGACCACATAATAGGCTTGCCGTTTCGCTCTGGTGTGTTCTCGTCGCCCCATTCCAGCGGCTTAATCTCGTTTTCCCAGCAAGGGATAAGCTCAACAAGGGCTTGAGCACTATCAAGCGGCTCGTCTAGCTTCTTATTGTCAGCAACGCGGTAAATCAGCGCCGACATATAGCCAACCATGCCGCGCTTATCGAATTCAATCAACCTGCTCCATGCCTGCAAGGTGTCGTCATTCATTAGCTGCTCGATCTCGGTTTCAAAGCCGCTCACATCGTCCTTGCCATCGTCAAGCTTGATGCGCGGTAGTGACTCCCAACACTTCCCGTTAATACGTTCGATTGCGCCACGGCCAGCGCCTGTACGGTCGTATGCGATGTAAAGATCGTCAAAATCTACGTTCTCAGGATAGCCGTATGTGTCCCATGCCGCAGGGCGTTTATTGTCGATTGATCGCCCAACGATTCCGCCAAGCGTTTGTCGTGCGATTGATAGCGCGTTATTTAGTGCAAAGTGTAAGCTCATAATATCCTCTCTAAGTTGTTGCATTATAACATTTTGATAAATAAAGCATGGACTAAGTGGTAGTGGCTTGCTATGATTCTGATTGGAAACAAAACAACTAACTAAGGAATAATCATGTCATCAATAACACTAGCGCATCAAATTGAAATCGTTACCGATACGATAGACTCACGATTTGAAAGTGAAATACCTGTGCAAACCACACTTGCAATCCTCGGCAGCCTAAAGCGACTACAGGCGATTGAAGCGCAAGATCTGTCCGGTGAGCGCGAGGCGTTTGAGCTTGCTTATGCGCAGAAATGGCGCGTCGAGTCCCCAATGGCGGCTGGTCACACTATTGAGTTTCTTTGTGGTAAGCTAAAAGAAATGCGACAGGGAGGGGGGTATGGAAATGGTCGAGACTATTTGAACTTTAAGCTAGAGGGCTGGATTGAGCGAGCGGCCCTGAATAAGCCAGCAATGCTATCAGCCGCGCAGGAAAACAAATGAAACTAATCCCCGATTGGCGCGACGCCTATAAGAAATCAACAGTATGGGTATGCGTTGTTGCTGGCGTGTCGTACGAGTTCTACACCGACATACTCAACTTTGCATACTCGCAGCTACCTATCATCGCGCAATACATGCCCGTTGACCCTGCTTATGGCAAGTGGTTGCCGTGGCTGATTATCGCGCTTCGTATCGTCTCATTCAAAAAGGCTAAATAAAATGAAGATTTATATCTCAACTCCTTGGCGTAAAGTGCCAGACCATATTGTGAGCTGCACAGTAGCAACAAAAGGCCATAATGCAGAAGGGATTACCTTCGGATGCTTTGGCTTGTTCGTTCGCATCGGCGAGGTAAACTATGCAACAAACATCACAAAAGGCTGCTTGATTAGGATTGAGCAAATGAACTATGCAAACTTAGATTGTAAAGGTCTTTGCTTTGTAAGCTCTTGGTCTGAATTTATTAAACGGGTAAAGCAAGCGTATGCCAATTAATATCGCACTAATCCTGATCGCGGCTGCTCTCGTTGCTGGCTCAATCGGTGGCTGTCAATTCCAGAAGGGGCAAGCTGCTATTGCGTCGAGCATCGAAGAACGCGCAACAGTAGCAGCTACTACGGCGGCAGCAAGCGCTATTGCTGCGATTGAAATCACTAACACTACCATTTACCGCAAGGTGCAGACCAATGTTAAAGAAAGCCCAGTGTATCGCTCTGCTAGCTGCGTGCATCCTGCTGACAGCATGCGCGACATCGAAGCCGCCTTCGAGTGACCTTGCTCTGATTGCCTGCCCTAAGCTAACGCCGCCAATTGACAATAGCTTCGAGCAAACCACGCTCAAGATGATTGAAATTGTCGGCATATACAAGAAGTGCCGCGCTGTGGTGATTAAATAAAAGAACCCCCGATTAAGGGGGTTTTTCTTATGTGAATACTTTGAACTGTTTTTTACGCTTTATTAGTGGGCCTACAGCATAGCGTATGGCGTCGATGACGTGATTATTACAATCCATTACATCAGCAAGAATGTCGCCAGTCTGCCTATTCACCTTGTACGAGTACAGCGAAAACTCATCGATAGCCGCCTTGCATCGCGGGTGAATAATAATTTCCTCGTATGACCGCATGTGCTCGATACCGTCCTCAACACTGCCCGACCACTTCTCGCAGCCAACAATCTTAAATCCATGCGCCTTGATGTGGCTGATCGTCTCAGGACGCGAGCAATCGGCGCGGATTGCGTGCTTTCTCGCGTCTGGCACTGTATCGTAAAACGCGGCCATGTCGTTCAATTCCACGCCTACCTTGCTTCCATCGTATTCAACATAAAGCCGATCATCTTTCACCCACACTCGAACGATAGTGGACGGGTCTTGCGAGAACCCGAAGTCTGCGCCGTACATTGGATCGCCCCACGACTTATCGGGCGTAAACTCTGCGACTCTCCACTTCTTGTTGAATACCTTCACATCGCTGTTTTGCCTAAACTTTCCCTCCCAAATCCAAAGATAGCGGTCATAGTCCACGCGCTTCATCTTGTCCCTGGTAATGATTAGCTCATGCGTTAACCAGGGATTGTGAGTGTGGTTGCACTCAATAATCAGCGTGTCGTCATCCTCGTAAATCCCATCTACAGCCTTGTCCCAATACGGAGCAACCATTGTCGCCCACATAGGATCGTTTTCTTCTTTCGGATTAAATGTATACCAGAGTTCAGAACCCTTGCCGCGCAACGTTGGTTCGAGAATGTCTAAGCTATCTTTGCTGACGTTTTCCGCCTCGTCAATCCATGACCTTGTAGCTCCCGCAAACCCCTTTACGTTGGTAATGTTGCGATACAGGCCGCCAAAGCTAAAGCGCGACTTAGTGAACGGCACTTTGATTTCACGCTCAAGCACTTGGAACTCACCGGATAAGCCTTTGCGCTCTACCTCGTCGGCAATCTCTTGATGCGAGCTATCCTTAATCGACGCCATGATCTCGCGGAAACACGCCACACGCTCAGTCTTGAACCGTGCGAACTCAGTCAGGATAGATACGACGGTTCGAGTCTTTGCACTGCCACGCCCACCGAACACGACCTTCGTGCGCTTAGGGTATAGCAACTTTTCCAATCGCTCAGGCATCAGAATGGTCGGCTCGTCGTCAGTCTCAATCACGCCACTAGCTGATACCATTATCTTCTTGATAACGACCTGATCCATATTGCAGATACCGAACACGGCCGAACTCTTGCCAGTCACCGCACCATTGATGCGATCCTCTAACAGGGCCAGCCTAGCGTCACTGAGTCGTTTACCCATCTTTGTTCTGATCTGCGATTGCAGCCTCTAGCAACTCTAGGCGCTCCATGAGTTCGGTCGTCTCGCGGACTTCGATGCTAGTCTTAATCATGTTTACCAGCATTCCCGCAACGTCTGCCGGTATCTCCTCTGCTGCTACGGCCTCGATCAGTGAGTCGATCTTATCCGCAGGCGTAGAGCCATTAGCGAACTTTACCGCGAACATTGGCATTACTGACTTCTCTACCGGAGCGAGTCGGTTGATGATCGTTTCAATCATCTTGCCCTGTAGTTGATGCTGCTCTTTGAACGCGAGCGCGAGACAGTGACGAATAAAATCCTCTTCTGTCTTACCTTGCGCCTCTAGCTCTGCGAGGATCTTCTTGCGCCAACCAGTGCCTCGCGGCTTTCTCGCTTCTGGGTCAGGTTGCTTATCTTCTGAAAAGTTATATTCCCGTACCTTCAAAATATTCACCTTTAGTCTTTTTTTAGTTATATGTATTTTATCATACAAAAAAATACCCCATCAAATGACAGGGCGTTTTCTGGCTAATTTCATAGTTTTATTGCTCTGAATTATCTTTTCTTTCCAACATTAACAATTCTAGATCCTTAATCCGCAACTCGCGTATTGCAATTTGCGAAGATTGCCACATGCGAAATATTGTAAATAGACCAATGAACAGCCCGACGATGGCACTAGCTACCCCGATCATCATGTTGATATTACTAAACCCAATCGACGTTACTAACGCACTAATCGTCGCCGTTACCTTTGGCTGGTTTAATGCGGCTGCGAATAGCTCCGAGGCGTTGCTTGCGCTTTCGCTCATGATTGCACCTCATGATCTTTATGTGCAACCAATAAGCCGCTGCGACTACCCAGACAATCATCGTTATTGCGTTTATTGTTATTTCCATTGCGTAGACCCGCCCCTAACAGTACCGACATTTGAGCCACCAATATGATATTAATGCTCACAGTATAAGCTAAAGGTGATGAATACGACAAATAAAGCAAGTAACCAAGCCCGTTTACTACGCAACTAGCAAGGCTTAAATAAGCAAGTCTGATGCTCGTCAATGTTCTGAACGAAGCCAGCACGTAAGCCATAGCTGCATCAGCCAGCGAAGCTATCATGTAATAGTTGAAATCGCTCACGATGTAGTCAGCGACAAAGTAAAACGCGAGATTGCACGCACCAAGCAAAAGCGCCGCATCACGACGATCTGCTTTCAAGAAGAATGCAAATAGAATGAATACGGCGCTGAGCATGATTACTTCTTCTTTGGAACTACTGGAACAATAGGAACTACTGGGGGAGCTTTTTGCTCACGAGTACGACCGCCACCACCTGCCATGATACTACCTCACTGTTACGCCGACCGGATGGCCGACTTCTTTAAAAGAGCGCCAAAGGTTCTAGTGTTTCACCCTTTGCCCGTAGCGCCTCGATTACTTCATCCTTTACTGGTCTGCGTCCGTTCTCTTGAAACGATATGCTTATCGACTTGCACCCGACTAAATCAGCCAATTCCTGCTGCGTCAGTCGCAAGTATACGCGATTCACTTCTAAGAATTTACGCCTCGACCATTCCTCATTGATTTGCATGGCAACACCTGAATATTCATTTCCAAAACGTCCATTACCATATGGATTGCTGACGCTTTAGAAATGGTACGCGGAAACGGAATCGAACCGATAACCAAAGGATTATGAATCCTCTGCTCTAACCTATTGAGCTACCCGCACATACTGTTGGTCGTGTCACTATACCGACACACGCGCAGATTATGAGTCTCATGGTTTCGATGCACCTCCGCCAATCCTACTACTGCGCTTCACACTGTTGCCAAGCGAAAAACGCTTTACGGCTAACCAACATTGAAACGTTCTTTGTGGAATCGAACCACCTACACAACGTATGCACCACGCATAAGAAATTAATCTTAAATGGGAATCGAACCCTTAACACGTATAGCACTTCACCAAGAAAAAACGCTTCAATGTTGATTGCCGCTTACGCCAGCAAATCGAGCTATTCACAATGAAGCCGCTAGCTAGGCGAAAATTCTAGGAGTACCGAGACTAAACCACATCAACAAGCCTTTCTCGGTTCATTCGATCATAAATTATTGTGATTTTATGAAAACAATGTAAAACAATACTTGTTAATCACTGCCTTATGACTGCATCTTAGTCTGATGTATAGTTTTATGCAAGCTTAATCTGCATATTTCCAATGGGTTATATCTGTACTAACAAAATATTTTCCCCAGCTAAACTTATATGCCGATCTTGAGACAGGACCCTCCCATTGCTCGCCCTTAACAAAAACCATTCGATGACCATCGACGGGACACACATCGCCGACATGCTCAATCCACTCGTCAGCATCGCACTGACTGTTCGCCTCTGCATATTTCCAGTGCGTAACCCTGAATATACTATTTGCAGGATAGTCCCATCGAACATTATTGCAATGTAACTCCCCGTAATCGTAATTGTCTTTTGACTTTACTAAAATCAGTCTTTCCTTATTTAGCGTTTGCGGAATTTCAAAGCCAACGTGCTCAACCCACAAACCAACATCAGCCGCCGCCATATCTTCTTGCGTATATCCCTTGTCGTCATAAATGCCGCTCGATGGCAGCTCTTTGTCCTCAGTCCATTGCTTGACACTTTCAACATGCGGAATTTCAGCAGCGGGGCGAATTACGTTAGAAGCGTTGCCAAGTTTCGACGACTCGGGGCGCTTTGTAAAATTTGCAGATCCACAATCAACTACTTTGAATTTTTCATCAAAATCATCAGAAGAAGTCATATCAATATGTAGGACTGTCTTTTCTGGCTCATCCTCGCCATGGTTTTCTGCCTCTGCCAGCACTTCCAGCAGCTTTTGCGCGTAGTGCTGCGCCTTACCAACTTCACCAACCGCAATGTCTTTTAGGCCCATGCGCATGGTGTATTTCAGCACGTTCCCACGGTAAAATCCTATTTGCTGCTCAATAGGCCATGTGTCGATTACATCCCAAACTTGGATTTTCATCTTCTTGTAGTGCTCACCGCCTACTTGTTTTTCGTTTGCGCTCATTTTATCACCACGCTACCGTCGTCATTCGTTGATTTATCTGCAATTTCCCATCGGCCAGCAAGGTATTCTGGCGACTTCATGAACTCGATCTCTTTCTCTAGCTTGTCGAGACGTAATGCGGCTTCTTGTACTGCATACGATTCGATTCCGTCGCCAAGCAAATTAGCCACAATCCCCAACGCTGCAATAATCGCATCAGTGCTAGAGTCGTGGTCGCTTGGTTTTTCGTTTCTTGCTGTCATTTTATTCCCCGTCATATTTAATTAGTGCTTCGTAAAGATAAGACGGGATTTCTTCCCAATGAAAGCCGTTCCAATTTTCGATTGACCAGTAAAACTTGCCATCTTCTTCTTTAACATTTAGACCGCCGTAGTAGTTGCCTATCCCGCCGATTCCAATTGGTTCGCTCATTTCTCAATCTCCAAAAGTTTCAACTTTAATCGTCATTCCGCCGTCAACGCACGGCGCACCATATTCCAACACCCAGCGCTTAATCATTTTGTCATCGGTATAGGCAACGCCGTTTAGCCCATCAAGGCACTTGCACAGATTATCTAGATCGATGACCGTCTTGCTCGCCACGCCTTTCTTTGTGAGCTTTGGCCGGAGTATCACGCTTACCTGAACCTCACCATCAATGACCGCTACGCCTTGCTGCTTGGCCAGTACAGCGCATTGCTCTTTCCACTTTCTCCCTTTTTCGTTAAGCACCATTACATTGTTGTACTTTCGCCACATTAGATTTACTGATATTGGGTATGGTAGATCGAAAATGTATTTCATAAGCCCCTCGTTTCGATGAGTTCAATATAGCGCAAAGGAAACAACAGCGCAACATTTATTTATTGCGCTACGGAAATGAGACAGTTATTACGCCTCTTTGTATATCCCCCACTCTTCACGTCTTTTTTTCATTAGCTCGCAATACTTCTGATATGCCTGTGTTTTTGTTGGTGAAAACCCAAGACCCTTGCACCAATAGTCATTTCGCAAAATGGTCTTGCAAACCTTGCGCCAGCTCGGAACTTTACCGTAACTCTCTAATCTAGCCTCGGCCTTGTCTGGAATTCCTTCTTCATAGCCGCGCTTAGACCACCACTTTAGATAAACAGCCAATTTGTTTTTATAGTGGTTGGCGGTTGGTGTTGGCATTGTAGTTAGCAAGTGATTTGCAAACGACTCATAAGTATGGCCTTCTGGCAGCGATATCTTGTGATTACCAAGGATTGCTCCTTTTTCATCGGAATATAACGCCCCAGTGTTTGCACCAGCGACACGCAAGCATACCTTTGCCCACATTGCAGGCTCTACAACCTGATATAGCCACAACCCCTTTCTAGCCTCGTCGCCGAACGGCTCACAAATTCGCATTTGCGACAGCTTAATTCCTGCCTGATACATTCGATCATAAAGTTTGTTGTACGATTTCTGCTCTTTAGAGAAGTAAGTCCAAATATCTTTCGTAGCCCAGTCATAAATTGGGTAAACATTCCAGCATGCAGCGATTACTTTTGTTGTCCACGGCTTACCATCCATCATCGGCTTATCACGCGCAATTGTTCTAAACCGATTAAGACTCTCGTCAGCACGAATGCCAATAAATGCACCACACTCTTTATCTTGCGCGAACCACTCGCCAAACGCAGGAACAAATTCTTCAAACGGCATCCCTTCGTAGTAAAACGGAAAAACAGAGCCGTCTGTAATGCTAATCTCATCAGGCTGACGAACCCACAAGTCTTTTTTGTTTGAATCCCATGCTGTCCACTCTGGCTCGAACTGGCTTGTTGCGTTCCATGTTTTCATTGGCAATGCTACCCAATATGGCTCAATCCATTCAGAGTATTCATCAAACATTTGTTTGGTAAATTCAATAGTCAAGCCAATTTGACACTCCCAATCAATAAACAAGCACCCAATTTTTTTATTTCTCTTCTTTGCTTCGTCCATAACCAAGTGAAGCATTACAGCTGAATCTTTGCCACCAGAAAAACTAATGTAAATCCGCTCGAACCTATCGAAAGTCCATTCAATGCGCTGTCTTGCTGCTGTTAAAACATCAATTCCAAGTCCGCGTTTAGGCACGATTAAACCTCTTCAAATAATTTTCTTTCCAAATAAAAATAGCTTTATCGGCCGCTGCATTTGCCAAGTCCTGCTGCTCCTCGCTCAATTCACGCCATGCTAGCCTTGTAATGTCCTCAGGTGCTCCGTGGTTATATGCGCAAGCTGCGTGACCAATCCATGCTTGATGATTCATTGTTGATGCTGTTAATGCAGCCTCGCACGAATAAGGCCACGCCTCAATAACCAGCATGCAAGCGTCAAAAAAAGCATCGTCCTCAATCATTAGGTTTTTTGAATACTCTTGCTTGTCTTTTCTCTGTTCAATAGGTATAGCCTTCCACATGTCTGAACGATATTCTTCACATTTTTGATAGTGATGAAATACGCGCTTAATTTTCTTCATGGATTAATTCCTGATCATCGCTTGAAATATCTTTAAACGACTCCGCTTCCCAAGCTTCTGAAAATTCACGATCCTCAAATATCGCCGCTAGCCCAGCAACTTGCTGCAATCTCAAAACTTCATCAGGCTCCATGCCTAATTCTTTTGAAATTTTTTCGTCCGACCAAAAGCGCCGCTTTAGCTCAACAACAATATCCGACATTGCCTCTACTTTATGCTTTCCACGCGCTCGATTGTGGCGAATTGTTGATGCCATGCGGTCGTTTTTGTCTTGCTGGCTTGGCTTGATAATCACCACAGGCAAATATCCGTGTACGCGAGTATTTACAGCCTCAGACTCTTTGCCTACTCTGTGACGGTGGAACCCATCAATAACCTCGATTCCGTTATTTGGCCAAGTAACAATTGGCTGCGTGTACCCATCACACATAATTGAATGCTCAAGCAGCTTCATTTCTGGTGGCGCTACGCTGTTTGGATTGTAGTCGTTGGCATGGACGTCTGTGTTTTTCACCCATTGAACGCAATCAACCGGTTCTTCTTTAAATGGCGAGTATTCACGCAACGCAAGTCGAATTTCATTTATAAGCGCAACTTTATCGTCAGTGCAAAGCGACTCGATATCAGAAAAAACAACTTTACACCTATCCAATACACTCAATTCCAAACCAGTTAATGTCAATTGCTCCATTTCATCACTCCAAGTCGTTTAGATAAAAATTAAATATACACATACAAACAACAAAAAACAATTAAATTCTATTTCTAATCAGAAATACAACAAGACCTAGCGCGACAAACTCACGTCATTTTCTGCGCACCAAGCCTGCACGTATTCTATCAAACTCGACATACGCTCCACGGTCATCTTTGCTGTGGACTCACGCAGATTAACCAGCTCACCCTCGAGCCCGCGCACCAGCTTAACCTCTGCCTTTGTTGCTATCGTGTGCCCAGAGATAATCAAGTTTTTCCACTCTAGATCGGTAAGCTTCTCACCGTCCCACATCGCCTTTTTCTCTAACTCGCCGAAAATAGCGTGAAGCTTGGCTGACTGGTCCAAGCTGCGTGATTTCTCCTTAATCTCCACACACAAATAATGCTCAGGATCGCACGGCAGATCAAGGATGAAACGCGCTGCGTTCTGCGCGATCTCCTTTGATTTTAGAAAGAAAAACTTTTTCACTATTGCTTCACCTGCGCGGCACTGGCGTACAGATAACCCACGATTCGCCCCGTTCGCTTAATGTCGTCTTGGTTCGGATTCCCAAAAAATGCAATGTCATGGTCTGGCTTCGTTTCGTGCGTCCAGTACCATGCCACAGGCTCTTTCGCCTCAGTATCACGCAATCGCTCCAACGAATTCAAGATAGACTCAATCAGCGTGGCGTCTGATCCGTGGCGATGAATATCTTGCAGCATACCCTGCACTGTTGAGATTTGATTTTCGATTGACAGCATTATTTCGATTCCTTCAATAGTTTAGCTAGCTCTAGCACGTTTTGCTCAAAGAACGATACAGACAGGCACGACACAACCTTTTGCGCGGCCTGCTCGATTGCGGATAGGCGTTTAAGCTCTGCTGCTGCGTCTAATGCCGTGTAAAAGTTAATATATTCTTCATGCTACTCACTTACAAGCTGCTCAGCCAATTCAATCGCATTCATCTTCTTCACTCCGGTTAAATTTCGATAACGTCAATTTACTATAGTTTCGGATAAGAAACAAGTTTATTTTTTAGTGTTGTTGTTTTTACAGCTTAAGCCCGATCTCTTGAATGTGCGCGGCCAGCTTTTTCGGCATCTGCAAGCTCCACTCCTCGAACGCATAAGCGGCTTTCTGCAGACTGATTGCGCCATACTTTGCCGGATTTTCTGCGATGTCATACGCCCAACTCCGGTACTGTGATCCTTTTAATTCGTCACTGTTTGACGTGTCAGATGATGAATTAACAACGCGTCCAGCGCCGCCAAGCGCGGTAATCCCCTTGTCTTTCATTGCCACCTGCTCGTAGTCATCAATCATTGCCGATCTCCATTTTCTTAATCATTCCCATGATCACATCACGCGCTGACGCTGCTTTCTTTTTGCTGGCTTCGCGCTGCTCTGGCGTTTCTTCTGGCTTGGCCAGTAGCTTAAATTCAGGACTGTTGAGCAATGCAATCGCCGCTTTGTTTTCTGGCTTAATCTTGATTTTAACCGTTTCAATCGCTGCATCGACCTCAATAGGACTTGCGATAGATAGGCAATACTGAGGAGTAATCACACCCAGAAGCAATCCATTTGCAATTGCGTCTCTTGGTGAGTCCGTACCCATTGAAACGCGCCACACGGCTTTTACTTGTCGTTCACGCGCACTTTTAACCTTTGCATCGTAGCGCTCGATAAAGATCTGTTTGGCAGATGCTTGATCCGTCGAATGTCGAGATTCGATCATTTGCATCAAACCTTCTGCGGCCTCATCCATTTCATTCGTGACCAGTCGCGTGTCTGATTCGCGCTTTGGCAGCTTCGCCCAGGCTTCGATTGCTGTTGGGCGACCATCGGCGTGAACAAGTGACTGGCAGGCCATGCGGAACTCATCGCAGCTCGGCGCAAACTTGAATTGTGCAGACAGTCCACGCGCAATATCTTCGCCAGTCAGTTCGCCAAGCTCTTCACCCCAAACAATCTTCGCGTTTGCAATTCCAGTGTCTTCGCCACTCTCAGAAAAGCAACCCAATCGGAACTTATCGAAAAACACGTTACCAAATCGGCCATGCAGTCGAGTGAAAATTTGATCTACCCATTTTGGCGGCAAAGTTTTACGCATTGTGAATTACCTGTAGTTTTGGTTGCTCAACGTAGTCATGAATCACGCGCTCGTTATCGTTGAAGTCCATGCCGTGAATGCCAGCCGCTGCGAACGTTGCACGGGCTGCTGCTTGGCTTTTCTCCTTCTCGCTCACGTAGGCTTTCTGCTGTGGCTTGTTTACCCAATCAGCCTTGAAAGATTGCCAACCTCTAGCTAGGCACTCGCTCAAAGCCTCATTCAGTGTCCAACCAGCCTTTTCAGCTTCTTTGTTGATTCCTTTCAGTGCAGTTTCAGTTAACGGCGCGCGCTTCGCCTTTCTGATTGCCAAAAAGTCTTTTGCAATCTGACCATCGACACCCAAATCAATTAGCCGATCAAACTCTTGCAGGTCTTTGAGGATAGGGCGCGAATTTTTCGCGGGCTTTACTGTTTTTTCAGTTATTGATGATGTTTCATTACTTGTTGGTGTTTCAGTTCTTATTAGTGGGGGATTTGCCGTCGCCGGATGAACCGTCGCCGGATTAGCCGTCTCTGGTTTTGGCGTCTCTGGATTTGCCGCCTCACTGACAAGGTAATTTACGCCCTCAATCTTTCCTGATTCACCCTTTCTTTGGTATCGTTTTATGTAGCCAGCTTCAATCAATTCATTCACCAGCGACCGAACGCCATCACGCGCTGTCGGCTTGCCTGATCCCAATGTTTCGTTGATTAAGTTCTGCGTACTTACCTGCCAATTGTCCGGCTTGCCAAGCAAGAAAACCAACAACCCACGCGCACCCCAAGATAGTTTTTTATCTTCGCTTATTTTCTTGTCGAGAATATAAAAATTACTGTCTGGCCGTTCTGCTCTGATAATCATTATTTATTCCTATTATCGTCCGTTTGGAGTAGCGCCAGCAGGATCTACTTCGTCAGCGCTATCAAGCAATTCAGTAGCAAGATCACGAGCCTGATTTGGCGTAAGAAGATAAAGATTCTCATTCCCCGATAACGGCATTTCGTGACTCAGACAAACAAACCCTGCTCGGCCAGAAACTCCTGCAGACAAATCCACAAACTCCATGCCTTTGTGCGGATTACTATTTAATACGTCCATTATTTTTGCTCCTTCGCGTCAATCACATCTAGCGCCAACAGAACAAGATGCTTTACAGCACCAGCAAAAGAACGGTTTTCTTTGTCCTTGAAAGCGTTAATTCGATTCCAAAGCTCTAACGGGTATTTGATACTGTGAAGCATTTTTACTCTCCTGTTGTGTGTGAATCATTATTACTTAAAGTAAATCACATGTAAAGCGTTTTATTGTATTTAGACGTAAAAAACGCCCGAAGGCGCTAGTGTTAATTTGCTTGCTTATACTTCACCCATTCGGCCGACACCCACGCCACGCCCTTAGCCGTAAACAGTGCTGATGAATAAGCGTGTTTCGAGTGAGGATTTATGCCAGTGCGCACCTCAAAGCGGCCCATGTTGATGTGATATGCAGTCGGTGTCCATTCGCCGTTCAGCTTATACATCACGCCTTCTTTAACGAGGAATGCGCGGAATTGGCCCTCGTTCGCTCCAAGTAATTTGCAAACTTGTCGGAATGTCTGGCTGCCCGATGTCGCGGCAACGTATGAATCAACGAATTCGGCTTTAGGCGCGGCCAGTGATAGTTGATGCAATGCTGATTGCTTGGCTTCCTCTGACGCTACAAGGGCTTTTAATGCGCTGATGTAGTCTTGTGGCAAAGCTGGCGTTTCGTCGCTGTGAGTCAACTCTTTCAGCACGTCTAGCACGGCACGGCGCACACCCTTTGATTCTCGCATACCTACAAGGGTAGCTTGTTCGATAGTGATTACAGCGACAGACTGATGCTTGTGGTTTTGTTCGTGAGGGATAGTAAAAAAGTTATCATCCCTCAAATCAAGCTCGTCGCGAACTTTATCAATAAAATGCGTATTTGAAATAGCCAGCTCACCGGCCTGAGCGCGCGCGCCGTTAATCATGTCGCGCAATTGCAGCGTAGTAATTGTCTGTGTTGATTTGATATTTGCTAAATTCATCATTTTGCTTCTCCGTTTGTGAGCCATCATCTTATGCAATCCACCGGAAACATGAAATTGAAAAGATTTGAACTAGTTGTTCAGAAATTTTGAACGAAAAAAAAGCCCCGAAGGGCTGTGGTTATTATTTCAGGTTTACTCCTCTTTATTTTTCCGAGCATCAACAAACGCGGCCGCGCTCTTTTTATCGATCAGCCAGCAATTGCCGTGTTTCCGCGCTTTGATGTGGCCTTGACGAATAACCCAGCGGATATACTGAATTGAAACTCCGATCTGTTTTGCTAGTTCTTGCACTGTCATGTTTAACCTTTTTCTTTAAATTGTAACTACAAAAACAGACTTAGCCCATGACTTGCCAGCTAGGTACATTCCGACATTGAAATACTTGTTTTTCTTTTTATTGAAAATTATCTCAGTACCATCACGATCTGTAACCTGTACGATTTTTGCAGTGGCGTTAATAACCGTCTCGCCGTCGCTAATTATCAGCAAGTCACCAGTCTTAATCTGATCCGTTGAAAGCAATGAATTTATGCGCACTTGTTTGGTTGTCATTTTTAAATCTCCGTTAGTAATATCTGTATATTAACCTTTCCACGCCGAAACAACAACAATTAAAAATAAATGAAAATAAAACTTGCGCCAAGGAAACGAGTTGCGTATATTTAAGTCCATGGCAGCAACACACCGCCACCGATCTTTAACATTGATAGAGTTTCAAAGTGACCGCGACTTACGGCGGGTTAACGCTCAGCGAGCGCATCGCAATCTGTCCGCGCTGGCAACACTAAAGGCCAGCACAAAGCAGGCAGCATTCACGAATCCAATCAATTTGCAGGTTGTTTTTAATCGGTAGCACGATGAATGCTGCCTAGTTTGTAAGGGGGATAAAATGAGCAATTTACCGGATGGCTGTACGCCAGATGACATCGATAGATTTATGGAGGGCGATTTGTTTCAATGCCCTGCGTGTTTACAGATTTGGCAGGACGCAAACTGCGATGTATGCGCGGAATGCGGTTATGAGTTAAGTGAAGATGATGTGTAACGATGAAGCGTTTATTCAGATGCTTTGGCGTGATCCTACTTTCGCAGTAGGGTACAGGGACATTATGCTGGCAATTAAGGTAAACGGGTTTCGCTTAGTGAGTTTCGCTGGCGACAAATTAACGCTAGAGAGAGTGGAGAATTTTAAATGAAAGACCATGTGTACAAGGAGTTAGAGCCGAAAGCTTGCTTCTATTGTGAGCTTACTCGAATCGTGCTTTATATCGTTTTAGTTGCGGCAGTTGTCGCGCTTGTTAAATATCTTTGAGGTGTGAAATGATTAAATGGACAGATGTTCAATCACTAGACGAATCACTTTCTTCTTGCGCTATTGCGCTGCATAAGTTGCGCTTATTAACTGCTGACTTGCCCGACAATCAAGACGCAGCAGCCGAGCAAATCGCCCACGCTGTCGAGTACGCCAAAGAGATCGTGCGCACTGGTGAACGATTGACGGCGAGTAGTGAAGGCTGCGAGCTGAGCAAGGCTGAGCAAGATATTTTGAATACTTGGCAATCTGATATTGTCCACGACTTCGGGGCGACGGCATGAGCCTAATTCACGGAAAGCTGCAAAAAGCGCGTGTTATGTTGCACGAAATGCAGCTAAAGAAAACGGGAAAAAATAACGGCAAGCTGTTTTTTGAGCTCGGGGATTTTATGCCCGCAGCTATCGTTATTTTTGAGAAGATCGGCCTTTGTGGTGTTGTTAGTTTCACATCTGAGTTTGCAACGTTGTCAATCTATGACACCGAGCTGGATATTGCGCCCATTGTCATTACTTCGCCGTTCGGTAGTGCCGATTTAAAGGGATGCCACGTTGTACAGAACATTGGGGCGGTGCAAACGTACCAGCGCCGTTATGTATGGATGTCTGCGCTGGATATCCTTGAGCATGAAGGTGTTGATTCATCAGCTTATGACGAATTCGATACCGCGCCATATCTTGCAACGATGGAATCAGCAAAGACACTGGATGAATTAAATGCCGCGCACAAGGCGCTGGTGATTGCTGCTAATGGTGCAATGGATAAATCAACAGAGAAGGCCGTGACGCAAAAGAAAAACGAGCTAGCGAAGTCGATTGTGGCAAAAGAGCCGCTCACAAATGATCGATTCATGGCTGCAATTGCCGCGATCAATGATGGAAAAACGACCAAGGAAAAAATCCTTGCTTATGCGCTGACAGCAGAGCAGCGCGAACAAGTGGAGAAGATGCAATGAAGGCACCATTAATTCGTGCGAGCTTTATCGGAAAGATCATGAGCGATCCCAAGCTCAAAATCGATAAAGAGGCTGGAAATTTATCTGAGGGCGCGAAAACCGCGCTCAACAAGCTTGCAAAAGAGATTGTTTATTCATATCGAGCAGAGCTAAACACTAAGCCAATAAAGAAAGGTTTAGAGTGTGAGCAAGATTCGATTGATCTTTTTAACCGTGTGTTTTTTACAGACTACACAAAAAACGAAACGCGCATTAATACTGACTTGCTAACGGGCGAGTGCGACATTCTCGGCGACGATGTGATTGTTGATATCAAATCGAGCTACTCGCTAGACACGTTCCCCGCAACGCCAGAAGATGGCGAGAACGATCAGTATTATTGGCAGGGCGTGCAATACATGCTGCTGTACGACAAGCCGCGCTATCAAGTGGCCTATTGTCTGGTAGATACGCCCGAAGCGCTTTGCGCATACGAGCAGGCCGATCTGCACTGCGTCTCTCACGTTCCGGAAAACATGCGGGTTACAATCTGGAGTTTTGATCGAAACCCTGAAGATGAACAAAAGCTTTTGAGCAAAGCAAAGAAAGCACAAGAATACATTTTGCAACAAATCGAGCGGATCAATGCCGCGCATCAATTCTAAAAGGGTAATTTATGAGTGAATCAGAAGTTTCAAAGGCTGGTAATTTTCTAACGTCAGTTTGTCATGGCGCGGCCTCTGCGTCTGGGTGGTGGAATAATTTACAGACGGGCGAAGATTTACGACTAAGCTTTAATGTCGCAGAAAAGCTTTGCCTTGTTCATTCAGAAATCAGCGAGGCAATGGAAGGGCATCGTAAGGGCCTTATGGACGATAAACTTCCGCATCGCAAGATGATTGAGGTAGAGTTAGCGGACGCTGTTATTCGCATCTTTGACCTTGCAGGCGCGATGAATATGGATATTGGTGGCGCTATCGCTGAAAAGTTGGAATTCAACGCCAAACGATCAGACCACAAGATTGAAAACCGCGCTGCTGATGGCGGCAAAAAATACTAATTTAATAAAGGGTATCAAATGGCAAGCTTAAATAAAGTAATTGTTCAAATATTGTAATTCTTGTCGTATAATGTACTAACAATAACTTGGTTGGTATAGAAATGGATATTGTCAGCATGTACGTAGATGGAGAAATGAGCATTCCTGAAATAAGCAAGCTATCAGGAATACCGCAGTCAAGTGTGCGTTGCGCTTTAAAAAAGAAAGGAGTTCTAAGAAGTAGAGCGGACGCAATAAGGATCGCAGCAAAAAAAGGAAAGCTTGGCTCTGGTCTTCGTGGGAAAAAAAGACCGCTTACCGAAGAGTGGAAGTTAAAAATTTCAAAATCGAAATTGATTCTTGGTGAAAAAACAGCCAAGGGGGTTTCTAAAAAACCTAGTGGCTATATTGAATACACGAGAGGAGAACACAAAGGAAGAAGTGTGCATGTTGTTGCAATGGAGCAAAAAATAGGAAGAAGGATATTTGCCTACGAAGTTGTTCACCACATTGACCACAACAAAGAAAATAATGAAATATGCAATCTAATGCTGTGCACAAAATCACAGCACTCACGAATTCATGCTTTAGAAAATCACCCGTTTAGAAAAAGGAATAAAAATGGCCAGTTTAAATAAATGCCTCATCATTGGCAATTTGGGCAAAGATCCAGAAGTAAAATTTATGCCAAACGGGAACGCGGTATGCAATTTCTCGGTAGCCACCACGGAAAGCTGGAAGGATAAGCAGTCCGGCGCTAAGCAAGAAGAGACGACTTGGCACAATATTACGATGTACGGCAAACTAGCTGAAATCGCAGGGCAATACCTAACAAAGGGGTCGAGCGTTTATCTTGAGGGAAAGATTAAAACTCGAAAGTATCAGGATAAGCAGACAGGCGCGGATAAATACGTGACCGAGATCGTTTGCGACGAAATGAAGATGCTAGGCGGCAAGCAGGAAGGCCAGCAAGCACCAGCACAGCAGCAACGAGCGCCAGCGCAACAGCAGGCAGCGCCACCGTCGCGCAACTTCGACGATTTTTCTGACGATATTCCTTTCTAGCATCGTAATTAATCAACAACCTAAGCCCATTAAGTTGGGCTTTTTTACAACACTATCAAAATAACAGTTTCTTTTAAGAAATAACTTTGCTATATTGAAGGCTCACAAGGAGATTTAAAAATGTGGTTTAAAAATTTACGTGTTTACAGTCTTGCTGATGTTAATCCGTTTGTCGGTTCGGCTGAATTTCTGATTCAGGATCTATTTAATGACTTTACGTTCAATCCGTGCGATCCGATGCAAATGTCGTCCACTGGCTGGGTTGATCCGTCTAGCAATCATTCTGTAACCGCGCTGTATCGCCAAAACGCCATTCTCCTAGCCCTGCGCACAGATGAAAAAGTATTGCCAGCGTCAACGATCAAG